CTGGACTTATGTTCAGAGCAAACTAGACTGTGTTCAGTTCAGTACTGAGAAGCACTCGCTTGTTTGTAGGACCGAAAACCCGTTCAACCTAAAGCTCGAATCCTCGACCTCGGTGGCCTCTACGATGTCCGTTCGCGTCTGCACATTGTAGTGGTTGAGATTGTTCACATCCTTCAGCAGGACCGGGCGCAACCCGGTGGATTTGTCCCTTGTGACCACTGCGATTTTGTCGAAGAAATCCTTGGCGTAATCCTTGCAATCATAACCGACGGCTTTGAAAAATTCCGCGTTTATTTCGAGATCTTGCAAAATTACAGGCTTGATACCCTCTTTCAATATAAATGCCACATGAAACGGATAAAGTTTTCCATAATATGTCTGGAAGTCTTTACCGCTGTTGTGCGCCCAAATGGAATTGTCCTTGGCGGTGAGCATGTTACTGCTCGAAGCCATGAACAGCCGTGGGACGAAGCTATGGAAAGACGGGAACCCGTCTGCTTCTGGATCGAAAGAGATCGTCCAGTCTCCTTTGCCCGTACCGGAAAAATACAGTTTGTTCGTGAACGGGTCGAACCCTCCGATGATCTTGGAAGTTTTGGGCAAGTGGCTCAATGCCCAAGACCTTATCGTTCCTGTTTTGTCCCGGAGACCGTCACCGTAGTGTACGAACTTGCTGCGTGCCCTGTCCCACCAATAAGCGCCCCAACGAGTTACAACGACCGAATCGATGTCTTGGCAACCACCGAAGCCGCTTGCATCGTCGGTCAATTTTCTGACTTGGCGATCAAAAAGATCCGGCGTTCCAAGGAACAGTCTTCCGCCATCGGTTTGGATGGTTGCGTCGGGAACCGAAGTGAGGACCGCGTCCTCGAAGAAAAACAACAGTTGCTGTTCGTTCATCTCCACGATGCCGGTCATTTTACCGTTCTTCAGGTCGTACTGTTGCAGGTTTGCGGGCGGAAATTTCAGCCAAGCGTCCCCTTTTGATAGAGGGTCGTGCTTAGTTGAGTACACCACCGTATTGTCCTGACAAACTGCCGGAGGTTTACAACAATCGAAATCCCGCCTGAAATGCAATTTCGGAACGGACACACCTCTATGCCGGAACTGGGAAGCATACAGAAACAACTCTGGGAGCTGCACCGTCCTGTAAAGGGATTTTTGCTCATCGGTCCTGTCTATATCGGATTCGGGGATCTCGTTTCTTTCACGGAAATCGGCCACATATTCCGATTCGCACCAGTACGATGCCTCACCGATCACGTGGGTGAAAAACTTACCGTCTATCCGAAAAAATAGATTGGTATTGCAGTTTCCGCTCTCAACATCGCACCCGACCCTCCTCAACTTGCCCGAACGCAAAAGATTGCGCTCGTCGTTTGAAATTTGGCCGGAGAATACGCTGAACATGTCTTCCGTCTGCGTGTTGTCCAACCAAAACCTTGGGAAGTTTACATTGGTGTAGGGGCTTGTCTCGAACGGTGTGTCAGCCGGAAGCCCGAACGCCAAGTTTGTAAAAAACGGGAACTTTCTAATATAACGGTGCTTGGTGATCTTGACGTCACCCCCGAACAAGGGCCCCGTTGATGTTGATACTATTGGGATAACCTTGCTGATCGCCCGTGAGATATTGCTTTCCGGGTACCCGTATTGGGACTTCTTTTTGACCATCACACCCGAGTAGTAACTGGAAGTCCTTGGGACCTGCCCCTCTACGTCTTGGCACTTTCCGAAACTGGCGGCACAATCAAAGTCCTGTAAGAAAAACCTCGATTTTTCCGGGGTAAACGGGTCCAACAGCTCGTCGCCAAGTCGCAGGAAGAGACCAGACTCTCTTTGGAAGTTGTTGACCTTGTCGCCACCCGCGAACATGCGGGTCGGGAGTAAGTACTGGGCAAACTCGATTTTCCTCCGGGTGTTGCCGGGGACCAGATTCTCGCAGTTGTATCCTTCATAACCGGTCTTGGCCATGTAGTTCATAGCGTAATTGACATCCGGCAGCGTCTCGTTGAGCGCGGCCAAGCCTGTCCGTATGAACGCCAAAAACTTGTCCATGCTGATGGTTATGGACGGCGGAAGACCGAGGGTGAAATCCAGCATGGACAATGCAGCCCCGGCCAAGATGGCGGCGTAGGCCAGATCGCTCAAGATAACAGCCGGCGTAAAATCCTCGGTCGGGGAGAATTTACCCTCGATAAACCCATTTTCCTCTGAGAATAGACGCAGGAACTCTCCCGTGTCGTTCCTCTCGTAAGACACGTCAGGGGAAATATATTGGAATCTGTCCCTCGCGTAGGCGCTGAACGGCGTGTAGTCCCTCTCCCCAAAATTAAACGGCCCTTGGTACCTTGCCCTTGTTCTCGAAAGGTATATGTTCTCGTTCAGATCATTGAACGGAAAGTTGGCGAAATACGAAGTGGTACAATCCGGTAGGGACTCTTCCCACATGTTGTATATCATGCCCTTGTGCAGGATAGACTTGTTGTTCCTGCGGTCGTACACGTTGATCTCGTAACCTACAATATCCTTCACCTCATCACCTTTGAGATCTAAAAAAGGTTGAATATTGGAGAACTCCACGCCGAGGACGTTGACATGTTCCGCATCCTCGCACCCAAGGTTGTCGTGGACGTGGGTGGTGCAGTTGTCCGGGAACTTGTGGTACCTTATGAACTCGCACGACAACCCGAAAGGATCGTAGTAATCCGCTTCTGGATCGGTCCTTTGTCCCCACACGCACGGGTTGTCGGGATATTTCAAAGCGCTCTGCCAAAATGCAAAGTCGCCCTTCATAAACACTTCTCCGCAATCGCCTCCGGGGCACTCGCTGGTCGGTGGGTCCGTGTCCTCGTAGTCGCCGCAAAAGTTTATCAACGAGGTGAACCTTACGGTCACATTCGGAGATACCGTCAACGATACCAAGTCACGCGTGCAAATCTCGAACGTCGGATTTGACCCGTTCAGGTTCTGTGTTGATCCGTCACAACCCGTAAAAGAGTAAGTATACGGACCACCCACCGGCTCTTGTAGGGTTATCAACCATCTCTCGCACATGGAAGTACCCCTTGGTGTAGGGACGAACGGTGTGTGGCAAGTCACCTCAGAGGTGTCGTATATTTCCCAGTACTTTACGGTTTCCTCGTCTCCGCATGGTTCGCCGGACTCGTATACGTCTGCGTTGGACACCGTGGAGTTTATAAGGTCCCATTTTCCGGGTATCTGCTTGATCTTTTTTTCCGCGTCCGAAGGTATGTGGAACTCTCTGGTCCTTGACCCGTCGCAGTAGACACCGTTGATCGTGAACCCATAGGTCTCGAACCGCATAAAGGAGTAATGGTCCTTCGCTTCATTGGCAGGCACACGCTTTACCACCCATTTAGATGCTATTTGGCGTGCCCGGGGCTGGTAATTCAACTCTTGGCGCTGCCTTGCGCCGCCAAGTACCAACATGTTGTCACTGACGGCTATATGGTCGGCGCCTTGGTATTTGGGCATCTTTGAGAAGAGGACATCAAGCGAGATAGGAACATACCTTTGGTCATCCAGTTCCGTGACATACACCTTGTCCTGCGCGGTCGGAAAAAATCCTATCCTTTCTGGAAGGGTGCCCCTGTCGTCCCGGTGCGCGATAAGCACCAATTCGTACTGATCGGACCCTTCCGGGCAGTCGAGGAACTCTACTTCGATCCCGAACCTGTTGACGCCTTGATCGTGCGAAAAAAAGGAAATGGTCTCTGGGTATATGTGGTAGTCGGTAAACCGCTGGCCGTCTTCCGATAATGCTATGGCAATTTGATAGACCCCGTTCGGGATGTTACCAGAGGTTTTTGACAACTTGATGTTCGGGAACCTTACGCAGCGGTTAAGGTTGAACTTCTCACAGTCGAACTGGAGGTCTTTCTCGCAGTCCGTGCAGTCGTTTTGGTTGGATACTGGAAGACACTCGTCAATATCTATAAATCTTAGCGGTCCTTTCTCTTCTATAAAGTAAACACGTCTGAGATCGCAACCTGATTTTACTTTATACCTGCCTTTTACTCCCCTTTGGAGGTTAAGGCATGGGTTGTTCACCTTGGAAAAGTACGCACACTTGCTCGCATCGAATATACCGATCTCGGACGAAACCGGGGTCTTGAAAAACAATGTGAACTGGTCCTTGTTCATTTTTACCGACCCGAGCAGTTCATACCCGTCTGGAGGGGAAAAACAAAGCTCGTTGGACGCCACATTCTGCACGAAGTGTGCGTGCTGACTGCCTTGGAAACCTGTTGTATCCCCGTTAAGCATGTAAACCAGCGCCTTGTCATCACTAAGCGATGGGTGCGAGTCGAGGTTTATCGACTTGCCAACAAATGTATCTTGTGTCATCGCTTGGTGTTAAGCCAGTTCGTGTGGTTTTGCATTCTTGACGCCAGTGCCTGCGCCATTCGGTAGTAGCCTTTTCTTCCACTCCGGGAGTAGAATTGTCGGGCTGTTTCCGTTGCGACGTGCGCCTCGCTCTTTGCCTCCGAAAGTCGTTGCACCACATCATCACCGGAATAATACAATTTCTGAAAGCACTCCTTTATGAGCACTCTATATAGCCAGTTTTCGATCGTGGGGTGATCTGGTACATAGAACTCGGTTTCGCTCTCAAGCACCCCGAGATACTCCACGTACACAACGCCGTCCGCCATCGTAGTCCTGATTACCTTGCCGAAGTCGTCGTCGATAATCTCAAACTCATTTTCTTTGCGGCGCTCAGGGTAAACAAAGTCGGAAGAGCATAGTTTTTTGCATTTTTCGCTTGGGAAAAGCGCCGTAAATTCGTGCCACTCGTACACATCGTACCCGACATGCTGTACCATCTTGAACGCGTTGCCGCACTCGTCGGTACATGAATCGTGAACCGTCTCGCACAGATTCAGCTCAAAACTGTGTTTCTGTTCGGTCCGTATGTTACCGTCCATAGCCACTATCCTCTTGCGGCGGCTGGCTTCCACCCTGCATACCCTGTAAAAGTCAGCCGGTAAAACGCCTTGGCAATTTTTGATCTCGACTGCCGCATATTTAGTGGGGAGCACCATGAGGCCCATATCCGCAACGCAAGTCCTGATGACCCTTGGGAAAATAGAATCGTCCAGTTTATTGGCCGCAAAATAGTTGGAGAGCATGTTTTTCACATCGTTCTCCACCCTCTTTGTAGATGTGTATTTCATTGGTTACTACTTTTATTTGCGGAGTGGTCGTATGGTGCCCGCATCAGGTTTTCCTTTGCCATCCTGACGGCACCCTCAATGAGGAAATCCTCCAAAGCTATTTCGTTGTCCATGACGCTGCACCCGCCGGCATCGGAATCGCCTCCGTACTCCTCGAACAAAGCGACGACCCTTACACATGGCAAGCACTTGGAGAAGTAGATGTACTCCCCGTCTATATATGCGAAATTGCCGGCACCCTTGATAGCCGTCTTGATCGGGAACTCATACGGGGTCACGACAGAAAATGACGTCGAATAATCCACAGACCCGACAAAGTGATATATAAACCCCCTTTTCTTGCCCATAAGTGGTTTGCCTATCTTGGCCCTGCAAATAGCGCAACTTAGCGGCACACAGGTTCCGTCGAACTTATTGACCTCCTCTGTGTCCAGTACCATCGACCTGAACGACTTTCCGTTTATGGGGATACCATCATCGGCGTGCCTTTGCAGTATGAGACGCGACGCCGTCCAAAACGCGTTGAATAGGTGCCTGTCCGTGAACACGGAATCTGCGCTGACTTGTACAAGGTCGCCCCTTATACGCGCCACGATGTCTCTGATTGTCATAGCGGATTTATCTTTTTTCTACGCCTGTAATTGTTTATTCTGCTTGCTACCCAGCGCTTTTTACCTATTTTCAGGTAATCGTGCTCTGGTCGGGTGAATAGCCCTCTGTCGTCTTTGACGTGAAACCGCTTCCAGTCCCCCTTTTTAACCATTGCGGAAACAGCCTTCTTTGCCTTGCTGTTGTTGTAGTAGCAGTACCAAGCCGATTCCCTGAACGACTCTTGGTACGGTCTGTCGACCTTTTCCGACGGTACCTTCGAGAACCATTTCAAGGTAAAAACAAGGCCGTTTGTGTTTAAGTTCAATACTCCGCCCTGTGTGGCGCCCATGACCCGTTTCGGATGAAAATGGAGCCCAACAACCTTGTACATGCCAAGGTCCATAGGTAACTTGACCCCGTGTACGTTTTTCAAGCACTCTGCAATAAGTTCGTCCCTGAACGCGAGAAGCACCTTGTCGCAAATCGGCATATCCTCACCGGCAGTCCACCTCAACGTAAAATCCGACCTTCTTCCCATCTTAAAAAAATATTTGTTTTTGTTTGGTACAAACTAAAAATTGGTCAAGAGCATACAAGCCCCTGACCAATTTAGATGCTCGGCTTAACTTGCAAGAGAGCAAGAGAGTTTTAACTCCCAACGTCCGATGGACGTTATTGTAAATTTTTTACCGGCGCTGTTGTAAGCGAAACCGCCGCCGCCAACCTGAGCCTGTAAATAGGTCAAAAGGGCAGCAGGCGTGGCAAATGTCGTGGCAGTGGATATGATCGATGTCCCATCTTTTTTCAGAGAGCTGACATAAACAGGGGACGTGTCCACAATGCACGGAAACCTGAAAGTCTGCAACAACGTGTCGGAACCCTCTTGCAGCGCCCTGACCAAAGAATTTAGCTTGACAATCACGGAACACAAATCGTCACCGTCTATCACGTCCAAAGACGGTAGTATGTCGCCTTTGTAGATCACGCACTTACATGGTAGCGTCTCTTCGCAACCATCATTGCACCCGACAGGATCATCACACCTTACCATAGGTGCCATTGACAGCATTGTGGCGCAGGGATCGCAAGGCTTCGGCTTTGGTGCGCACGGTGTCGTATTACACGTATTGCAACTCATGGGCAGCAGGACGATTGAATGTTTGTGACTACAAGGGATAAGGTGTTGATCTGGGTCTGAAGGCTGCTCAGCTGAGCACACTGTGATTTAATCACGGTACCGTAGGCTACAAGCCGATTTATCAAAGCCTGTAAGACCAACTTGACAGTAACCTCTCCGGGATTGCACGGGTTGTCGAACGTCAAACAAGAATCTACTTCGGCGCAGTTCCAGTTGTCCGAGGTGCATGGGGTTAGTCCTGTTACCGTTGCGTTCTGGACGACGGGCGGGTTTCCACCACCTCCGTCGCCGCACTGAATTTCGTTTAGGATGTTTTGTAACACCTCCGACAATGTCTCTCCCGGTACGACACACCCGAAGTCTAAACTGGAGTAGTCCTGCTCTCCCTCGCACAATTTCGCCACAATAGCATTAATAGCGCTGTTTAGATCGGTGCATGGTACGTTTAGGCACCCCCAACTTGTTGGCCGCACATCTATAACTTGGGATGCACTGACCATATCTGTTTTCAGAGACATTTGATTGTGGTTTTTTTGCAAGAGTGGTATTCAGCCCACTCAGCCATATATGCGCTTTCAGGGTGCTTCAACATGGTCTTCAGCCCGTATTTCAAGGCCAAGACGTACATGTATAGCTTCGATCTGTTTTTCATAGGCGTTGCACCTTGAATTTTGAAGGTTTATCTGCGACTTTACTACCGCCACCTCAAGAGGTGTCAGTTCGTATGCCAACAAACTGCGAAGCACCGCCTCGCCAAAAACACAAACATCGTGGTTTACGTTCTTTGATGTGCCATTTTTTGAGTTTGTGCTTCTTGGCTGGTTAGCCGATGCTGTACATCCACACATGTTTCTTGGTTTAGAAAGCATCTGCACGCTTTGGCGTCGATGCTTTTAGGTTGTGGCGGGGGCAGGACTTGAACCTGCGACCACTGGATTATGAGTCCGGTACTCTACCAACTGAGCTACCCCGCATTATGTTTTATGCCCGCTTTAGCACGAACAATCGTCTTTTTCCGCTGCCAATTTGTCGGTGGCGACTTTATAGGCAGCAACAGCATCCTCGACGCATCCTTTCTGTGTCAAAAACTGTACCAAATCTAAAATTTCCTTTATTTTGTACAGTTTTGACAGCTTTCTGTCATCACATTTGTTTTCCACGACCAGATCTGCCAAACAGTCAAGGGCAGGCGCCGTGTTGAAAAGGTACTTCTCGATGAAAAGTTTGTCGTTCGGGCAAACACTTTGTACGATTTTGTACAGCCCGGAAGGAATATCCCCGAGCATCTCAAAATCGAGTGTGTTTGTGAGCTTCAGTATGTTCGTGTTGACGTGGAGCACAGATCCCGGAACATAGGACAAGTCGACGTAGCGATCAAAATTGTACATGTACACCCTGTACATCGGGGAAGTGACTGGAACATCCGTATTGTATTGGGAGGTATCCATCAACGTGATGAACCTATTGTCCAAAACGGTGGGTATGAAACCCAAAACAGTCTTTGCCATTATTTCTGGGATGTTTGCAGCCTCTGAATGTCACCGGTGTTACCAGCGCATATCCGTACGGCCATGTCGATGATCTCGTAAGCGTTCTGACCTTCAAATTCGAGGTCTATGTCGAACGATACGGATCCGTCTTCTTTTGTGTAACCTGCCATGTCAACCTCTGCCGGCAGGCGATAATATGAAAAATTTGGTCTTGAGATCGAAAACCCGTCGACGTACACGCGCACACGGTTCCCGAAAATGGTACACAGGACCTCCTCCCACGCGGCACTTGGTTTGGTGAATGCCCCTTGGATCAGTTTATTTATATTACCCTCTTCCACAAAGCGCCCATAAACAACGGAGTCGCACTCCTTGGTATAAGCGTGGAATTTGCTCCAGTGAAAGTAGTTTTCCGGTATCGGGAATGTGTACCGGTTGTCCTTAAAAGACAGATTTGGGGCCTCTTCCGTCAGAAGCGGGTTAAGCCTGTCGGAGATCACTTGGTTAATTTCCTTTGAAGGGAAAAAAGACTCCGCCCATTGGATTTGGGCTTTGTTCATTAAAGAGACAAACTGGGGAATCCCAACAGATTGCATAGCGTTCGTCCCCAGTTTGTTGAGGCCGTATAGAAACTCCCGATGTACAGCCTTTATTTTCATTTAGCTTCGCTTTTTTGGGTATTGTTAGCCGTTAGGTCAACTGATCCTCTGATTCTTCCGCACCGCTCGTCACAACCAGCTCAAAAGCGGCAAGACGCCCCTCCAACTGTTCGATCCTATCTGTAAGCACTTGCAAGACGGCCAAAAGCTGCGCTTGGGAAGCATTGTTTTGTTTCGCCTTGCCAGACCTGTTCGTCCTTGGTAGACAGTCACCGTCCGGGCAAGATGGTGTGCATTCGAGACCACAATCTACATTGACCGCCCTGACAAAAGTGTGCAAAGGATACCCGCCCGCCTCTTTCGAGGTTAGCATGGCCGGGTTTAAATATAATTTTGGTTTGTTGCTCATTTTTTTGGAAAGGTATGGGCCGGAGCTTTCGACAGCGTTGCGCCATTTTGTGCCCCGGCCCTCCAGCGATCAATATTATACCAACTCGGTGATCCCCTGTACAGATGCCAAGGAATTTACAAGCGATTTTACTTGGTTCAACAACTCCGTTTTGTCCGCTTCAACCACGAACATCACCTGTTCGCGCCTTGCGGCGTCACCAAAGAATGCAGCGTTCGGTACGTTGTGGTACTTGTGGTACAGCGATATGTGGTGGTAGAACTTTTCCAAGTCAACAGTCCACGGTTTTTCGCCGGAACGACCAAGTAACAAATTACCATCTTGCGAGTTGGGGTCAACGTAGCAGATGTTCTTGTTCCTGAATGAAGCCGCTTCCATCTTCGCGTACTCGAACCCGATGCCGTTTAGGCGGGTTGGGTTCTGAACAACTTTCCAGACGGCCTTCGGACGTACACACCCTTCGTAGTAGCTTGGATCACCAATCGATACCTCGACTGTGACCCCCTCGTTTTGTTTGGCGTCCAGCGGGGAAGTACCACATGCGATGTAATCGTCGTCGAAAACTTTTCCGGTGAATTTAAGGCCACCACGGCAGTTGGGGTCGTCTACCGGCGCGGGCGGTACAGGGCAACCGTCACCGTCGACGGTCCAACCTTCGCAAGCGCACATCGTCCAGACTTCACCTCCCCAAGCCGGAAGTCTTTCAAATTTGGCTTTGTCTGCGCCTACGGTATCGCACCCGTCCACTACGCAATCGCTATACTGTTCTACCTCATACGTGCTGAGGCAATCATTGGTACCTGTCATTACCAGCGAGTTCGCTACAATGTTGGGAACCGTGGCAAAAAACTTCGTCAAAGCGGCCAATACGGTTGTGTTGTCCTCACAGTCCGGGTTTTTGATCGTCGCGCACAACTTGCGTGTGATCTTATAGGACTGGCCCGTCTGTGCCCATGTGAAGGTGCTTGCGGTTGTTTGCCGGCAATACTCTTCAATTGGCCCAGCATACGCCCACGTTGTATTGGAGATCGCGGTGGAAGGCTCAACAAAGTTGGCGGGTACCGTGACCTCATAGATAGAAGTCGTATCAGTGCGCCCAATGCGGTTCGCTGCGGTGGCCACGCTAAAGGCGCCGGCTGCCTGCACTTCGGTCAACCACTGTGCGGCGTTGGTCCCCGTACCGGCGTTGGCGATCTGTACGATATACTTTTTACCGGCGGTCGTTTTTGTGTAGCCAGCCGGACAATCTCCGCAATCCGTCTCACGGGTGAGACGAACAACATAGTTGGCCGGGGCACTCAACACGCACTCGGTAGTGTAGGTGGAAATGCCATCGGCGTACTTACTCCGTTTGACTTCCAAGGTCGGGTAGTACGCTTGGATGTCCGCCAAAGCAAGGTCGGTACCACCGTCGCAAAGGCTTACCGAGTAGTCAAAAAAGTCGACTTTCGGGAATGGGTCTGGAACAGGACAACAGCTGATGACCGTGTCGAGATCGACAAATTTATGCGCGTAATTGCCTTGATAAAAAGCTTCGCGTATCTTTGTCAATGCGCTTGTCACAGTCGCTGTTGCGGAACAGTCGTCACAACAGCCAGTGCTGAACGGAATCTGCTCGAAATACACATTCTGTCCGAAAACTTTTCGTACAGGTTCCCCTTTGATTGTTACGTCAAGGGTGTAATTGGTTCCGCACTTGAAGGCCAAACCTTCACAGTCGTTTTTACCATCGTAACCGAGATAGCCGATAAATGGCTTCCTTTCCCGGACGGCTTGGTCGAAAAGCACAAGGCTTTCGACGTCCGTGATTTTTTGGCTGGTGTGGGGTAGTTTGACCCCCTTTTGGTCTCCAAACTTATCTTGGGGCCCGGTATTGGGGGACCCCCATACAAATTCGTACACCTTGTCTTTTCCCGGCTTGGCCGAGGACACCGTGAGGTTTGTGCTGAGGTCGATAAGCGCCACTTGGTGCCGCTTTAGCTGCCAACGCCTCAAGCCGGCGGGGGCTACTGACCTAACATGAAACACGGTGTCTAAACTGAATCTTGGATCCATTGATTTTTGTGCCCTTGGGGCGTTTAATTAGTACAATTGCACCGTCGCCAACTGGCGTCGGATAGCATACGGCTCATCGGAATCGTTACCAAACCCGAGGTGGGCAACGTTGGTGTCTTGCAACAAAAACGATACCACGTCTTCTTCGGTCCTTCCGTAATTGGACCCAGATAGGGCCCTGTTGGTGTAGCAGTTATTGTTGCGGTCGAAGCTGATTACGGAACGCTTGACGGCATCCCTCACCACGCAGATAACGATCGCTCTTTCCTTTGGCAAGGCGCCGCCCATAGCCGGGTCGAGCTTTTCGGAAAAAGCTTTGACATTCTTGGCGCTTTCCTCGATAAAATCGTATAGCACCACGAATGCACCGTCGACCGTATCAATGATTTTGGTGTGGCCGCTTATGATGCGTGCCAAAGCAACGATGTAAGGCGCGTCTTTCGCCAAGTCATCAAGTTGCGCGATGGCCTTTGCTTTCTGCCTCGCGTTCGTCGCCCTCGCGGCATCATCGGCTGCTTGGTTGAACAAAATGAATTTATAACCGACCTGATTTGCTGGATCGGTTGTGAGGTGTCCAAGTTGTTTCAAAACGGACACCTTCAAGACCTGTTCAGGGTCCGACATGTCTATGTTGTCACCATCATTGGGGACATCAAATGTCATCGCGGCCCAGAAAACGTCGTCTGCCCGATTGGAGAAGCTTCTGTTGAAATGCCGTTCGACCTGCCGTTTCTGCTCGTCGTCCAGCCCGTGCTGCCAACCTTTGTTGGTGTAAGGAATGGGCACGCTTGTCACCGCTCCGGGCGCACAAGTCATACCCAATTCCTCGAACCCCATTCGAGGGGTTCGTGTGTCTCTCGCTTGTTTGATCGCTGCTATCATTACTTCCTGTTAAAATGATGTACAAAAATAGGTTTACCCGTGATTGGGTTAATCGGGCGGAACACCAAGCTCTTGGTTGGATCTTCCAACCAATATGCGTTGTCCGCAAGGAAGAAGTGTACCGAATACCCCGGGTTATTGGGATTGCCACCGTGCATCATGCCGTTGGAATTGCTTCCGGGATATGCCAAGCGCCCATTTTCGTACATGCCCCAAATTTCCGACTCTGGACCGTACACCACTTCCTTAACGTTCGATCCTCCCAAGTTGGCATCGAGGCTCTCGATGAAGAACATGTAGGACGACAACCTGTTGCCGCTCACACCGTTCGTCATGGTAACAGTCGGGTTTACAAGCGGGTTTGCGTCCATCGGATCCAACGCGGGGTCGTACTCGAACCTCAAGATGGCCATGTTGTTGCGCATCTTGTAGTGCGTGAACGCCGGGGTGTTATAGAAGAGCGTGTTGACCGAACCTTGCAGATTTTGCACGTAAGGTTCTGCGTTCCAAATTTGGCCTTTGCGTGAAACTTGGTTATCAAGTGCTGCTTGAACCATCGAAATACCTCCGCGCCCGGTTTTGATGGAAATAATAGGAGGATTGCCGAGCGGATCCGCTTGGACACGCCCTGCGAGACGGGTCGTAATGGCTGCCTCCATCATTTCGATCGTGAAATGCTGGATGTTGAAATCCTGCGTGTTCCCAAGCATCATTTGGTGGTATAGGCCGAGCGTACTGGCGCCCGTGTTGCTCACACCGTCGATGTTGAGTTGCCCTCCAGCATTGTAAAATGCGGATGTGTTGACCATGTTTTTCAACGTGGCCATTGCGATCGCCTCAATCCGTGGCACCCAAGCGCTTAGTACGGTGTCGTTGGCAAAACGGGTTTTTGCGACGCCGTTTGTCCGTGACATCGACATGTATGCGTTCATAACATCGGTGGTGCCGAAGTTGTTCATGCGCTCTTCAGGCGATAGATTTTGAAAATCGTACCCAAGAGAACCGGGCCTGAACACGTAAGATTCGATGACTTTTAAATGGTCATCCATCATCTTTTTTGTCTTGTCACCAACATGCAACATGGCACCATCCCGGGTTACGGTGTAATGGAGTTGTTGCTTTGTGTTGCCGACATACGTCATGTACTTGCGGGAGCCACCTTGTATCGTCGGTAGGCTCGAATAGTTGCGATTGTACTCGGAATCAAGCGTCCTGATTCCAAACAATGGCGATCCTTTTGTCAACAACTCTCGCGGGTACCCATAATCCATGTTATTAGCATGGATACACTTGAAAGTGTAAATGTAGTGCTCGCCGTAAGGGATCGGGTTTTCCACCACCGCAAGCGCATAAGGGAGCGCGGGATTGGATGACAATACCCAGTTAATGTCGTATTGTTTGTGCGACATCAATACTTGGAAAGTCTCGCCTGCCCTTCCGAGGTCGGCACCTTCTGTAATGACATCCACAACGTTGAAAGTGCGTGAACCGGTAGGAACGCCCCATGTGAACTCTTTCGAGTCGAGAACCATGCGATCGGTTCGGAAACTAATGGTATCGACATTTGTGGGCAAGAACCCACGGTTGGCGAACAGAGATATGACACCAAGGTCCGTGGCTGGCGATTTTTCCCCGTTAAGGAGCGAAAACGCCGAACTTTGCGCGACGTGGCTTGTGGTGTCATACGTCGTTTCGCGCAGAAATACTCCGTTTTGTAGGATTGGCAGTTGACTCATTGTTTAAACAGTCCCGCCAATAGCGGGTTCTGCTGCGGCGGTTTATTAGTTTTTTGTTTCGGCTGCCCGAATTTTGGCAGCCCATTCTTGTGTTCCACCATTTTCTTTACTTCAGAATTGGTGGCTTTCGCCTTGAACGATAATAGGATTTTCTCTTCCTGTCCGTTCAATATCATCATGGCCAACATCAGTCTCTTGATGCCGGCTTCGGATGTCATGTTTTTTTGTACCAAGTGCGTTGCGTAATCTCCTTTTGCGCTAACGCCACCGGGCAGGACGATGTCCGCCTGATCGTAACTCAAGCCGCCGAGTAAGAAAGAAACATCCTGCTTGCTCAACGGAACACCAAAAAGGTCGTTAGATTGGACAAGTTCCTGTGCTTTCCTTACGACCCGTTGCCTTGCCGCTTTCTCCTGCTGTACACGTTCCGTCACGGCTGCGGCTTCGGCTTCCTTCTTTGCCGCAAGTTCCCGCTTTAGTTTTGGAAGCAAACGCTTCGCCTCCTTTGTAAGGGTACCAGATTCCTTCAGCTGTTTGATCTCGTCTTCGACCTCGTCGGTCGGAGTTTGATGCAACAGGTTGTAATCTCGTATAATCGCAACAGCGTCTTGCTCTTGGCTCGGATCGAACTCGTCGACCGCCGCTTGGTAAACAAGACTGTCAAGGTACCTTGTGACCTCTTCGGGTGACAAGTTTGGGTTTGCGGTCTGGAAATTGATGGCCTCGATCAACCTTGGATCAAGTGAGCTCTGGAAGTAATCCTGCAAAGCCCTTTCCCCTTCCGCGAACGCTTCCTCCTTGAACCTTTTTATATTGTGCTCAAGTAACGTCAAAAAAGACGTCTCGTTGAAGTCTTCGTCGTCAAAGCCTTCTGGTTTTTCAACGATAAAGTCCTTCTCGGCAAGCAAGTTTGCGATGTTGGCAAAATCTACGGCCTCATCGTCATCAGTCTCAGAATCGTCGTCATTCACCGTAGACTGTGCGGGCGCTGCCTGCTTTAATGTTTTTTTCTCAGGCACGCCTTCGTCTGGATCTGCCGAGTCTCCAAACTCACCCTCATCGGTATCGGTATCGCCAAGGAAGTACGAACCAGCCTTCCGGGCAGGTTGAACAGGTTTTGCCTTTGCTGGCGGGTCAGTGACCCTGCTTGCGGGAACGGTATCATCGTCGCTTTCTTCCCCAAAGTACTTTTCCGCGACAGCCTTTAGCATTTTTTCATCGGGGCCTTTTGTCTGGTGCGCCTCGATACCGACCGTACCTACAACCGGGGCAGGTCTGTTGAGTTGAATCTGCATTTAAAATACGATTTTTCTGTTTTATTTCCAAATTTATTGGCCTGATTTGGCCACTTTATTTTTGGATATGGTTATTTTGTTAATCTATCGCTTTTGTTCTTTGTGAAGTCGCCTTTACCCTTTCGGCAGCGATTTGTAACTCACGATCTTTTTGGCTCAGTTTCTTGAGTTCGATCTGTCTTCGGAACAACGAGTTGTCAAGATTCAAATTGTGTCTGGCGCTTTCCGCACTCATTTTATTTGAATCTGCCCTTGCGTCCCGTTCCATCTGATCGTAAAGGCGCCTTTGGTCGGAGTCGGCTTCTTTTAACTTCAGCAGACTGGACAAGACCTCGTTTGTGGACCCGTCGGAGTACCCGAGGGCTATTATCTGCTTGCCCATGAGGTCCGCACGGCGGTCAAGTTCTTTTTGCTCGGCTTCTTGCTGGAGCTTCATGCGTTCTTGCTCGATCATACCTCGTGTACGTTCTTGCGCGAGCGCCATTTCCTGTTGGTACTTCTTGGCTTCGTTCGACTCTTTTTCTGCCCGGAGGTCTCTCAGCTTAGAGAATAACTCGGGTAGAGTCTTAAAAGTCATAAGATACGACAACTCAAGGGAGTCAGCCCCCATTGTGTTGTTAGATGCAACATACTGTCTGATCCTCTCCATCACCGACACATCGGCGGCATTGGAAGACGCGAATATTGCCAAATCCGCCAAAGAAAAATCATCGGTCGATGATGTGAACACTTGGCGCTGGTCCGGGCCTGTCATGTAAGAGATCTGTACGCTCGGGTTGGTGCTCGCAATGTGTTTGGCCGTCTGGATCATGGTCGTTCGGACCTTCTGCATAATGGAATCGAGCCTGTCAAACAACGTCACAAGCTGCGACGAAACCCTTTGCTGCCCCATGCCGGCAGTAACCGCGCTCTGCGTCGGCGCAATGTTTCCAAGGACATATTCCGGCGTCAACCCGACAGCCGCAAAGCATTCTCGGGCCATAGCAGCAGCAAGCTGCATTATTTTTGTCATCTCGTCCATCCTGTTCAGATCGACGACCTGCCCATAGCCCTGCTGGGCCACTATACCGGCACCGTTTGCCGTGGCCGGGTTTGCGGTTCCAACGATACCCACATCGCGTGCGGTCTCGCCAAAATCGACCAGCTTGTCCTTGCCATCGGCTTCGTACAGATTATCCTGCGGTATCAGGGTCTCCGGCAACATCAAAAACTTGCCAAGATCAGATTGCGCGATTTGCGTCCTTCTGTTCTGCAACCAGTTGAAATCTATCTGCCAAGGCACGGCCCTTTCAAGTAGAGAGTCTATATGCCCAAAAGTAGAGGATGGTGAACCTCCGTGGACCGGTATGCGAACGGAATACCTCAAATAAGGGTCGTTATGCTGGATTTCGCATTTACCAAGCTCCACCCAAATCTCAGAGTCTTCTATCTTGTCCCCAAGCTCGTTCAGCTTTGAAACAATTCCGCTCCAATTTCCGCTGCCTATGTTTGGGCTTACTTTCCGGCCCCGCCAGAGCTCGTTTATATAGGTCCACTTTATATGTTCACCGGCAATCAGGTTCTCTTCCGTTTTTGGCTTTCCCTTGCGGTAAATGGGAGGTACCATTACTTTTGCACGTTCGTCCACAATATCAACAACTTTGTTGCCATCTACCACAGCGGTAAGAATCCCTATTTTTCGGGGTACGTAAAAATAAATCGTGGTCAGCTTCCAGAAATTTCCGGTAAAATCGGAATCCATCCCGTACTTGGACTGGAGACTTCTGAAAAAATTCAAATTTTGCCTGACTTCGGCAAGTCGCTGCCCTTTTGAAAAGTACTGGCCGGAATAGTTGTACGCGAGGGAACTGTTGGCCAGCGTTGTACCATCGGCCATAGCTTCGATTTCTTCGACATCAAGATCGGAAGAAAACCGGTTTAGGATGTCTGAAAAAGTAAGGTCTTCAAACCATCCAAAATACTCGCTTTCGGAGTAGTCGTCGGACTTGTCGCTTTTGAGCCAAAACGAGTTTGCCTCGTTGATGACCTCTGGCCTGTAATAATCCCCTTTATGGTCTATATGTACCACAGGGTCGCCGGTCACGATCAACTGGCTCAGGACCTGCTGCTCCAATTGTTTCATGGAAAAAGCCATGTCCTCCACATTCATCCTGTGTACCGCCCATTCCTCTACGGTCGACCTGTACGTTTTCGCATTGATTTTCTTGGCTTCCTCCCCCTCTGCTATCATTTGCATCCTCTGCTTTGCCACGTCAGGCTCCAAGCCTTCGTTTTCCGACATGAAAAGGGCCATCAGGTTTTGGATGAGAACGGATCGAAGTTGTTCGTCCAGCCGCTTTAGCAAATCTGAAGTGGCCTCTGGATTGACAGCGGAGGCGCTGTACTTTACATACATTTGCCCCCTCGCGGCCATAATGGCGTTGTAAATCAGGGGTATGATCGGGTAATATTTCAGGTTCATCAAGTGCAAATCCGGCAGTGATTTACCTGTCAGATCTTTGAGGATCTCTTCGGTCTTCACATAATCCTCTGGATCTATCCGAGAGAAAGCGTGGTCGTACAGCTTTCGGTACCGCTGCTGTTTGGCCTCGACTTGTACCCATCCTGTTGTTTCAAGGAAATTAAACCGCTCCTTTATGAGGGCCATCTCGTCGTCAAATTTCTCCTTTTCGGAGAGTATGACCTTGATGGCGGGGTCCATCCTTTTGCCCCTGCGGTTAGGGTAATGTATGGGCCCAATCAGTGTGTTGACTGTGTTCATCGTAAAAACGGGCTTCTGACCGTCCTCCTTGCCATAGGGGAGCGAGTTTTGGTTTTTTGTTGGTAATTTGATTCGGCTGTCCGACCGATTTCTGTTTTCACTTGCGACGGTGGCGGAGCCTTTTTTCTTGCCATAACGCCCCTGTTCGTGTTTGCTCGGGCCACCATCAGTGCTGCGCCGAATGCGATCAGACGATCTGACAACGGTCCGTTCGATACCATATCCTCAAGAAGCATTATGTCCCTTATCCGGGTGACGCCATAAACCGGTACTTCTTCTTCGCCTACCGTTTTTGTGGCGATCACTTCCGATATGTACTCGGATATGACCTCCTCTATGTACCCCTTAACAGGACCTGCGCCTGTCCTGAACCCATATTCTGAATTGTCGATGGTTGACTTTATGACCAAATCGGCCAAGAAAGGCATCTCGGAACGCCGCATAATATGCACCTGCCCCTGCATTTGCTCTTTTTGGAGCCATTCTATGAAAGAAATCTGATCGTTCTCAATCGCGGCCCGCGCATTGTACCATTGGATCATCATCTTGGCCACCTTGAACGTCTCCAAATAATCGTCGTGCCTACCATAATACCAAGCCGCAAGCTCGTCACCGCCAAACTCACCGTCAACCATGTGCTTTGCTTTATAGACATAAACTGCCATCAAAGACGCTTTTGGGTCAACAGACTTCACGGCGCGGATTGGGTCAATCCCAACATAGTACAGCCCTTGTTCGGGGTTCGCGGCGGGGAACTCTACCACTTCGATCGCGCCGATTCGCTCGCTTAGGTTCTTTTTCCCAAATGATTTCTTTCGGACAGGCTTGCCTGCCCCCAGAAAACTGTGGTATACTTTTCCGTTTCGGTCATAATCCAACTTCACCAAGGCCGGCGCACGCAAAATATTTTTGACACGGTCAATTTGTAGCATGATCTCGTCAACATTCGGAAATCTGCCTTCACCGGCGGCAGTGGTGGCGTCTTCTATGAACTCCGGGAACTGCGCCTTGAATATCGCGTAGTCTTGTGGGCTTTTCTGCTTTTCAAGCTCCGCATCTCTTTTGTAGTGCTCCTTGGCTTTTTCTATCAAGGAGTTTCCAAAAGCGTCGATACAACTTCCGTAAGAATAATAGTACGGAACAAACATGCCGGTTCCAACAATGCCTTCACGTGACCAAGAAGGCACGTTAAACACCTTACAACGATACAGTGCCGGATTTTTTATGATCTCTACAAGATCACCGGATTCCTTGGCCTCGCCTGCTGCCCCCAGCATGAAAAAATTGCCGGTTTTCTGATCGCCAAATTTCATTGCCGGAACCACAAACCCGTGGCTCTTTATCAGATTCAAGGATAAACCGGCCTCATCGTAAACGGCTTCGGAAACAGGACCGGCGACAACAGCGGAAGGATTTACCTTAGTGGTGACTCCCCTTATCTCGGACAAATCCCCATCGTAGTCCCCACGCCCGTTTTTAAAGCCCTGCTTCCAAAAGATCTTGGCATCGGACGGCTGGAAATGTCTTATCCAAGCTGTGTGCTCGTTCAGGTGCTTTCTGTAAGGCGTCATAATCTGCGAAAACGCAATATCCACGTACTTCTCTTCGTAAGCCGCGATTCTACCCATGAAAGCCTCCTCGAAGTACATCCTCTTGATGAGCCTTGCGATGAATTTCAAACTGAAACCGGTCTGACGGGCCTTTAAAATTGATAAAAACTCCTCGGCGGCGATCGTTTCCTCCACGCAATTATAGGCCCACACATCAAGATCTTGAAACCTTGGTAAAGAAAACTTACCCTTAACCTTATCGTTTATGGACGCATAGTTAAGATAGAAGTAGTGATCCCCTGTGGTATAGAAATCATTATCTATCATAAGGCCGGTGTAACTCAGCTCTTTTTCGTGGTCCCAAAAATCGTCCCACTCCTGTGTTCCGTCCACGTACTCGCAATACACACCGTACTCCTCGAAGTTGGCCGCTTGTCTGTTAAAGAATTTGACACGCTCGTCAAAGCCAAAGTCTCCCGGAAGCGCTTTTGTGTGTTCAACATACTCAAGCTTCTCTCTAATGGACTCGAACAGGATGCTGCGCTCTTTACCATTGGCGGAATCAACGATCCAAAGCTTTCGCGCCCATATATCTAAGGGTACCATGCGGAATTTAAAGTGTTCTGTTCGTAAAGATTGTCAAGCAGAAACATTTTTGCGCGTATGGCAGCCAACTTGAGCGAAAGCGCAAGCGCTCGCTGCTCAAGAGCAAGCATCCTAACACAAACCGCATCCAATCGGTCGACATCAATCCGTTTTTGATCGTTTTCGTTGGTCATACGCTATTTTGATATTTGATTTTTGTGTCTTGGCTGTTTCCGTGACTTGCTTCAGCGCTTCTGCCATGTCGCCGGCGGTGCGTATGACATCAACGGCACCCTTAAAGTCCTTCACATCGCCAAGTACAGCATTGTTGGCCATCGTAATCATATTCTTGGCCAAAATATCCACCGAATTTTGTGTGGCAGCCCGTAACCTATCGGCAGGCGTTTCGTACATCTCTTCTATCCTACCTATGGCGACCTTTATATCAGGGTCATCGTGGGGTACGGTAGGAAAATCCCGCTTTAACCTCGCCTGTCTTGTGCTCTCGTCCATATTGCCGTATGGATTATCGGAATCGATAAAAGTCGAGAAGTGTATGTAGGACAGTACCTTTAGTTTGGAGTCTGGAAACCGCTCAACAAGCTTTGATAGAAACGGTATGGTAAGCACGTTCTCGTTTATGACGACCGTGCCTTTGCTGATGTCGAATATTTTCATTGTACGGTACCACTGAACGAGATTGAGCCCACCTGAAACTTTTCTGCGCCTCTCACCTCATAAACAGTCACAGTTTGGCTGAAATCGCCAGCCTTGCGTTTTGTGATGGTAAACTCAGCATTGGTGGACTTTTTTGGCGCAATTTCCACATCTGATTTAGGGACCGTACACCCGCAGTGTGACTCAAAGGTCAGTTTTTTTGGTGCATCGGTATCGTTGGTCAGTTCGACCGCCACAAGCTGTGCTACTTCAGCAGTCAGCTCGATATTTTCTACTTTAGTTGTTTGCATGTACATCACTTTTCTGATGGTTTTTGCGAGCGCTCCGGTAAATCTCCGTAACACCCGTAATCACACCCTTTCGGCTCATAAAATTTATCCGGTATGTCGCAGCCACAATTTACGCACCTACCGGATTCTATGCAAGCTGGAGATTTATCGAACACAAGCGAGATACGCAATTGAACTTGTTCCTCCAACCAAGGATCAGCCTCGACCTTGTTTTCTATGGCTGCTACAAAATTGTTGATAGAATCAATTGTCACTTCCTTGGACGGGCGCTTCAAGATATACTTCCTGAACAAGAATCCTACCAAGGACGGTAACTTCTTAATAATTGTGGCAATTACCTTAGTTTTCATTGTGTCTGAATTGAACAGATAAAGCGCCGAAATCAGTCGTGCGGCTGTCATTAAGACTCGGAAGGAGTTCGTAGGTACGCCTCCTGTTCGCTTTTTGACTAACTAC